TGGGCCATTATAGACTCTCATTCATCTTTCTTTCAAAGTCTTTTACAAAATCATCAATAAATCTTGGTTGTATAAGTCTAATTTGTCTCTTTTGTTCTTGCAGTCTATCTTCGTATGTGTAGTTTGATATTTTAGTCGCAGTTGGATAATCAGTATTAGGCCCACCATTCGTACCAACATCAATCATTACTGTAGTATCACCAGATGTTTGTGGAATTTCATAGTGGTGTGTTCCAGCTGGATTATCATACTTTTCTTTTACAAACTCTTCAAACTTTTGTATACTCATTGGCCAGTCTTCATAATAATCAACAACATTGTTTGCAACTAAAACAGTCCAGTGTAGATTTACATCACCGTAATATTTGTGAGCAATCATCTCTGGTGTTTCACCATCTTTTACATCATAGTAGTCAAAATTTAATATATTCTCTTCTACTTTTGCAACTATTTTCACTCTAGTCAACAAGTTTTTAAGTATAGTGAAATTATTATCACCCTTAGAATTATATGCTATTTCTGGGAACATATCAAAGTACGCCATTAGAAACCTGCCCTTAACTTTTCTCTAGTAATTATTTCTAGTTCTTTAAATTGCAAATCAATTTGTGTTTCTACAGGAGGAGCTCCTTTACCATCAGCTGTTGGTCTAAAAAATTGCACTCTCTCTCCACCATATGTTACATTACAACTTTCTAACACACAGGTAGATATTCTATTTAAAAATTGATTTTCACCTTCTTGAAACATATATTTAATTTTAAAGGTAGCAGGAACAATCATAGTTCTAGAAGTAGAAACTGGGCCATCAAAACTTGGTGCCATGTAAAACCTAAACATTTTTACTATCTCATCTACGTTTATTGCTTCACTTTCAGATTTTGGCATCATCTTAAATGAAAAACTAAATGTCCTTCTACCTATACCTTGAAAAACCATTTCCAAACGATTATTTGTAACTTTCCCTCTAAAGATATCATATGCTGCAGAAGCACCAGCTGCAAATACATCTACTGTTTTCTTTACCATCTGTTCTTTTGCTTCGGAAAGAATTCCAGCACTAGTTTCAACATTTTCTGATTTGAAAAACCCTTTTAGAAAACCTTCTCTATCAATGTTTTTTGCAATGTTAGCACCAATAGTTGCAACTGCACCCATTTCTACCTCACCATACTGTGATGCTTGATTTACAGAGACAGTTGCAGGCATATACAATGCGATACTACTTTTTAATTTTTTAGTCGCAGCTCTAGGAATACTAAGAGTACTTCCTACTTCTCTAGAATCTGCTGTTCCACCCCCAAAATCTCCGTATGCGGCGTTCAAATAATCTGCTTCATTTTGTGATGTTGCACTATTTTGTGCTAAATTTTGTTTTTCAACTTCTGTTGTTTGGGAAGATACTCTATTACGGCCAGGAAATTTAACATTTGCATTTTCTTGTTCGTGTATTTCAAATATTAAGTAATGAGATTGGTCTGCACTCCCTAAATCTTCTGGGTATGATATATGTTTACCATCAAAAGGAAAATCCATTTTTCCATATGCATTTTGAGGAATGACACTACCAGTTCTTCTTGGTAATCCAGTTGCACCACCTAGTGCTTCTGATACCATACTATTAATTCTATTAGTTGCACGATTAATTGCAGTATTTTTTATCTCTTTTAGAAATCCACGCATCTGTATAAATATCCTTAGTTACATACTATTTAGGTGAATAATGATGGCTTATCGTGGAAGATATATACCAACCCATCCCAAAAAGTATAAGGGTGACCCTTCTAATATTATTTATAGAAGTTTGTGGGAGAGAAAGTTTATGGTATATTGTGACCGTAATGAAAAGATATTAGAATGGGGTTCTGAAGAATTCTTTGTACCCTATCGTTCACCATTAGATGGTAAAATACACCGATACTTTCCAGACTTTTATGTAAAGGTAAAAACACCAACTGGAACTAAAAAATGGATAGTTGAAGTCAAACCTAAAGCACAATGCAAACCCCCTAGATTACCAAAAAGAAAAACAAAGAAGTATTTAAATGAGGTTCGTACTTGGGCAATCAATGATGCAAAATGGAAAAATGCAATAGAGTATTGTAAAGACAGAAACATGGAGTTTATCATTTTGACAGAAGTTGAATTAGGAATATAAATATACACATGGCTGAAGAAACTTATTTTGACAAAATATCAAAACAGATAAAAACTGGAAACGAACCATTTCAATGGTATCGTAACCGTATTAAGGAATTAGGTACTCCAAATACGGCAGAACTTTTGCGTTCTGGAAAGTTAAATAAACAACCTATCCCAAAACACCTAAATATGTTTATCTATGCACCAAAGTTTGCAAAGAAGTTACCATACTATGATACATTTCCACTTATAATGTATCTGAAACCAGCAAAAGGTGGGTTTTACGGATTAAATTTTCACTACCTACCATACGCACTTAGAGCAAGACTTTTAGATGCAGCTGGTCAAGATGAATTAAGTGTTAGTGCAGTTGAGAGAAGTAATTTAACAAAACCAACAATAAAAAGATATTTGTTTGGATATTTAAGGTCAATGTGTTTGAAGATAGAATCAGAGGATAATCTAACTGCTATTATGTTACCAGTACAAAGATTTAAGAAAGCATCTGACACACAAGTTTGGGCAGACTCTAGGAAGATGATTTAATGGCAAAATTCAACTTTTCAAATGTTCTTGGTGGGGCTGCATTTGGTGGACTAAATGCGTTCTTACAACATAACGCATCTAGAGATGGATACGCAAAAGCAAACCGTTACGAGGTAGTAATAGGATTACCAGCTGGTGTAACTCAAGGTTCACAAGATGATGCTGGTAAATCTGCAATGGCATCTAATGTTCTATCGCAACTACAAGGTGAAACTGCAAGAAGAATATCTTTTCGTTGTGATAGTATTTCTATTCCTGGCCGAAATTTGAGAACACAAATAAACGGTAATATATATGGCCCACCTCATCAAATCGTACAAGGACAAACATTTGCTAATGTAGGCGCAACATTTTATTGTGGTTCTGACCTTGCAGAAAGATATTTTTTTGAAGAGTGGCAAAAAGTAACATATAATCCAAATACATACAATATAAATTATTACAAAGAATATGTTGGTTCAATTGACATTTATCAGTTAAATGAACAGGATGAAAGAACTTATGGAGTAAGATTAGAGGAAGCATTTCCATCTACAATTGGTGAAATTGCATACGGTCATGCTAGTTCTAATACAATAAACAAAGTATCTGTTGAGTTTTCATATAGATATTTTAGAAATCTTGCTACTGAGGATGATAGAAAAAGTCTTGACAGTACACTTCAAGATATATTGAAAAACACTGTATTGAGGCAGGTACAATCTAGTTTACCTGCTGTTGTGAGGCGATTATTTTAATTATTAATATAGGAGAATAGATTATGGCATTGCCCGTTTTGAATAATCCAAATTATGAGATGGAACTACCATCTACAGGTGAAAAAATTGAGTATAGACCGTTTTTGGTAAAAGAACAGAAAATATTAATGATAGCACAAGAGAGTAACGACCAAAATTTAGTTGTAAAATCAATCATAGATATTGTTAGAGCTTGTACTTTTGATAAAATAGATAAACCAGAAAATTTACCAACTTTTGATTTAGAATATTTGTTTTTAATGATTAGGTCAAAGTCTGTTGGTTCAGAAATATCAATTAATATACTTTGTCCAGATGATAATAAAACAAGAGTAGAAACTTTAATTGATATAGATAGTGTTAAAGTTCAAAAACAAGATGGACACTCTAAAGAAATTATGATAACAAAAGATATTGGTATAGTAATGAAATATCCAACCATGCAAATGGTTTCTGGTTTTGGTTCAGCTGAAGGACAAACAACAGAACTTACTTTTGATTTACTAGAAAACTCAGTTGAATCTATTTTTGATAAAGAAGAAATATACGATGAAATGAGTTCTAAAGAATTAAGAGAATTCATTGAATCTATGAATACAGAACAATTTGTAAAATTACAAAGTTTTTTTGAAACTATGCCAAAATTAAAACATACGGTAAAAGTTACTAATCCTAATACTGGTGTAGAGAGTGATGTTGTGATTGAAGGATTGCAAAGTTTTTTAGGTTAGCCCTTTCGCATGATACCTTAGCGAATTATTATAAAGTTAACTTTAATATGATGACACATTATAATTATAGTTTAACCGAATTAGATAATATGATGCCATGGGAAAGGGAAGTGTATGTAGGATTGATGTTACAGTACATTGAAGATGAAAAACAAAAAAAGAGAGAAAGAGAGAGAAAATAAAATGGCCGTTAAAGTAACAGTAGACCCAGAAGTTGCAGAAAAAGACAAAAATGGTGATGGTCACATTTCAAAACAAGAAATGGAGATGGATTTGGAATTTAAAAGAAAAGAACTTGAGGACG